GGCAAGGCTGGCGAGATCCTAAGAACATATCAGTTCAACGGGATCTTCCCACAAGTCATCGCTCCGATTGATCTTGCTTGGGCAGATACAGATGTGATCGAAGAATTCCAAGTACAATTCCAGTATGATACATTCCAAGTATTACCAGGCACTACTGGAAATGCTGGTGGTTCGTAAAAATTAAGGATTGAGAGCCGTTATAAATATAACATGTAGCGGCTCTCATTCTTAAGGAAAAACATTATTATGCAGTTATTTGGATTTAGCATCACCAGAAAAGATGAAGAACCAGTCGAATCTTTTGCCCCAGAGGTAAAAGATGATGGCGCGATGGTCGTTGCTGCAGGTGGCGCATATGGCACCTATATTGACCTTGANGGCACAGCAAGGACAGAAGCAGAGCTAGTCTCCAAATACAGAGAAATCTCCTTACAACCTGAANTAGAGATGGCGATTGACGATATCGTCAATGAAGCTATCGATACTGATGCTGATAACATCGTAGAGATNAATCTCGATAAAGTCAATTATTCGGATCCCGTAAAAGATAAGATCCGTGAAGAATTCACTAATATATTGACCCTCTTCAATTTTAATTTTGAATCTTATGAATTATTCAAGAGATGGTATGTCGATGGTAGGATGTACTATCATGTGATCATCGATGAAGAGAATCCTAGATCAGGTATCAAAGAACTCCGTTACGTCGATCCGAGAAAGATCCGTAAGATCCGTGAGATCAAGAGGAAATCAAAAGGCGGGATCACTGTCACGAATACTCAGAGAGAGTATTATGTATATAATGACAGGAGCTTCCTCCCTGCAGGCGGCAATGCAGGCCTTCCGATGGACACATCTGCGACAGGCGGTGTTAGGATAGCAATCGATGCAATCCTTCATGTCACGTCAGGATTGATGGACAAGAACAATGCGCTAGTATATTCATATATCCAAAAAGCGATCAAACCCCTCAATCAATTAAGAACATTAGAAGATGCGACTGTCATCTATCGTATCTCCCGCGCTCCTGAGCGCCGTATATTCTATATCGATGTGGGCAATCTCCCCAAGGTCAAAGCAGAACAGTATCTCCGTGACATGATGATCAAGCATAAGAATCGTCTCGTGTATGATGCATCTACGGGTGAGGTTCGTGATGATCGTAAGTATATGACCATGCTTGAAGATTATTGGTTGCCGAGAAGAGAAGGCAACCGGGGCACAGAGATCACGACTCTTCCTGCAGGTCAGAACCTCGGTGAGCTTTCGGATGTCACTTACTTCCAACGTAAGTTGTATCAGGCATTGAATGTTCCTATCTCAAGATTAGAACCATCTTCAGCAGGATTCAACCTGGGTCGCTCTGCAGAAATCTCTAGGGATGAAGTAAAGTTCACGAAGTTTGTGGGAAGATTGCGTAAGCGCTTCTCACAACTGTTTGCTAAGGCATTAGAAAAACAATTGATCCTCAAAGGCATCGTATCAGAATCTGATTGGCCTGAGATCCAAAATGCTATATCGTTTGACTTCACAATCGATAATCACTTCGAAGAATTCAAAGAAGCAGAAGTTCTCCAGAATAGGATTCAGCTTTTACAACAAGCAGAACCATACATCGGTAGGTTCTTTTCTGATCTCTGGGTGAGGAAGAACATCCTCAAGCAAACAGATGATGATATCAAACAGATGATGGGGGAGATGCAGGAAGAAGGTTCTGATGTCGCACAGCAAGAGCAACAACCTGAAGGACCTGCACCTAAACCTGTCTCAACCATAAAAACAAAACCTAATCTTGCAATCGGAACATCAAGATAATATAAATATAACATAATTATTGGAGGAAACATGAGCAACGTAGAAAATATTTTAGCATATGCGTGGGATAAGAATGCAGCTGATCTGAAGTCGGCAGTTGCTGCAGAGATGGGATCAAGGGTCTCAGCTCATATTAATAATATGTATGCTGACGTTGCTGCTAGTGTTTTTGGAAATACATCAGCTAATGAGGATGACTCTTCATTAGAAACAGCAGCAGATTCATACGAAGGTGCCGAAAATGAAGAAATTTAAGAATCTCATCAGCGAGATCCAACAACCGCTATCACAGGGCGAGAAGAATTTCAAGGATATGCACGGGGACCTTCCTGCTGCTATAGAAAAAGCAAAGAAACTCGTTCCTGGCATCACAGACCAACCCAACGTTTTCAATGGTATAGAAAAAACAAACAGCATTANGACTGGAATTGATAAGAATATCAGTGACTATGATAAGGGTCTCAAGGTAAATGAAGCGACCCTAAACGGTATCGATCCTAAGGATCTTGTGAATAAATATCGTAAAAATGAAGAAAATAATGATCATTCAGAGAACGTCAAGCTGTTAGCAAAACATTTCGGAACAGAAGCTGATTACAAAAAAGCTGAACGCATCCATAAAGAACACATGAAGATCGGACACCTTCCTAAGGACCTCGGTAAACAGAGAGATGCACTCCATAAGAAACTCAGGGACAGAGCGGAGCGTTATTTTAATATGGTAAAAAAAGAGACTAATGAAGCTCTTAATCGTAATGTATATGATGTAATGGATAATCAAAAAATGATTGATAAAGGTTATGTAAGAAATTATTCATCAGTTTTGCCGAGTTGGAAGAAAAAGACTCCTAATACACCTACTACACCTACTACACCTGCTAAAAAAGAGACCAATGAAGAAGCAGATCAAATTGATGAGCTTAAACATAGCGGGCCTGTCTTAAATAACTACCTATCAAAGACAAACCCAGACCGCAACACACCTGAAGAAAATAAGAAGCGTGCAGCTGGTCGTGGATTGGCTCTTGGTAAGAAGTGGGGCAAGGCTCTGGGCATTAATGAACCTAAAGTATCTGCTACTAATGAAGAAATTGATTTAGAAGAAGCAAATCTGGAAAAGATCGACACACCGACGCTTCAGGCCCTGACACAGCTCCATACGCACTATGGTCAAAAAGATCCGAGAGCAAAAGCATCCGCAGAACGTGGCAGAGCAGAATTGAAAAGACGTGAAGATAATTTAAATGCTACTAAAAAAACTTTTCCTAATGTAACACATACTACAAAGTCTGGTCATCCGGACTGGGAAAAACATGGTATTAAGGATATGCCAACAGTTAAAGAAACTAAGCTAGTCAGTGAAGCACGTGCTGGCACACAAGTTAATGCTCTGAGTACTGCTCGTAAATTTCAAGATAGTCAGGCACCTGCCAGAATCTCTGCTATGCTAGCTGCAGAAAAGGCTAGACTAGCTGCAGAAAAGGCTAAAAAAGCTTCACAAGACCTAGATGTTCCTCCAAAGGATCATAAGCAAGCATACTCAGATATGCGTGATAAAATGGGTATGAATGACAAGGCAACGACGAGAAATATCATCGGCGAGAAGACTCTCACACCTGCAGAAATAGAGAAGCGTGAAGAGATTGCTAAGTCGATGGAACGTGATAATCCTGGCATGCCGATGGATAAGAAGATGGCGATTGCGACAGCAGCAGCAAAGAGAGTTGCAGAAGGAAAAGATACTTTTGCAAAAGATAATAAAGAGCGCCTTTCAAAAAAATATAGGAATAAGAATCAAGAAACTGAAAATGAGCGTACTGCAGAAGTAAAGACGATGGTAACCCATGACTGCGCCAAGCATATTGCTCATGAAGAATGGGGTTTTGGAACTTGTATTCCTGGCGAACATACTATCGTTGAAACATCACAAGGAGAAGGCTATGTGACTCATTATGATATCATGTTCGAACATGGTATTGAGTATGATGTCCCCGCCGAAGATATCAAAGTCATTATGTCTGAAACTCATGGACATGCTCCTCGTAAAACCATGCAAGAAGAAGCAGAGATGGATTACGAAGGCGAGATGGCAAGATCAGAACTCAATGCTATCTGTGACAAGTCACGCAAGTTAGCAGATATGATGTCTGATGACATGCAGTTGGAAGCATGGTTGCAGTCAAAGATCACAAAAGCAAAGTATATGATCGATTCTGTGTATGATTACTTGATGTATTCAGATAAGCAATCAGGCATGAAATCACCTATGCCTTCTGCAGATGCATCTTCGTATGCACAGACACCTGCGATGGCTGCTAATTATTCATCATTCCTCAACAAGATGGCTGAAGAAAAGATCCTCTCTGCGAAGCAAAAAGTGATTGCAGCTCTTGCTGGTGATCCTGAAGAAATTGACGCAGATGATTTTAAAAAATTACGTTCAAGTAAAAAAGGATCTGATACAGAAGAGACAACTGCACATCGTAAAAAGATCATCTCTAAGACTGTAGAAGAAGCTGTAGATGACGAAGAAAAAGCAGACAAGCAAATTACTAAAAACAACATGGTCTTGACGTTACTTAAAGCACATTCAGCTTTAAGCGGTACAGTCGACATGACCCATCCTGTAAAGTTTGATGATGGGAAGCATGAATTAGATCTTAAGACAATAAGAAGAGCTCTTGATGTTCATAGAGATGCAAAGACTGCAGCTGAAAAAGAAAAGATCCAGAATGCATTCAAGACTCATGCTGGTCTTCAGGGTGCCCTTAAAGGCAAATTTGATGCATCAAAGCCTAAAGTATCACTTGGCGGATCTATACGAGTTGGCGGCATTAAGCCTATTAAAGAATATGCAGATCCTGTCACGGGTGAAGCGGATCCTTTCACAGGTAAGGTTGAAAGAAAGATGGTATTGTCTAAAGATAAAAACGGAAGGCCATTCTGGTTGATGTCTTCTCCCGGAGAAATTGGTATAGGTAAAAAATCAGCAGCAATCAAAGATACATCTGTGTCTGAAGAAACCATGTTAAATAATCTATATCATACCCTATCAGAAGATAATAAAGCTACATTCATGGAAAAGCTAAGAACAGAAGATGGGTTATCAGAGCTTCTTCAATTTGCAGAAGAACAGGGATTATAATAGATGGCCGGTATCATTAAACCATTAGGAAATTCTGTTTCTTGCAATAGCACTAATACTAGCACATTCAACAATGCAAAACTTGTAAGGTTGACATGTTGTACTGCAACAACAACTGGTCACACTATCACAAGCAAAACACCTGCAACATTCAATTCTAATACAAGCGTTGATTCTACAGAAGATTTTATAACACTAACAGTACCTCATTATTTTTCTGATGGTGATGCTGTATTGTATACAACAAACACAGGCAACACTGCACTTACAGGTATTACTAACAATACAACTTACTACATTACTTCTTCAAATACAACAGGTGTAAAGTTAGCATCTAATACTCTTAATGCTGCTGCAGGTGTTGCAAATAATATTACTAAATCAGTCACAGAATCAGGTCACAACCTAACAAGAACAAACTATACTATTTTTATCACAGGCGGACAGTCATTGATTCTTGTTAAAAATCCTATTGATGTTCTCACATCAAGCGATACCGGTACTGACCAATTGTTAGGTACTGCAATAGCGTATAGGGATTAAGACATGACAGATTTTGTAACAGTAAAGCCTTTATCTTCTATCATCACACCAAATACTACTGTGACTTCGACTTTTGGTGGAAACAAGTTAATTAAATTAACTTTTTCTCAAACTACTTCTAATTATGCAGTGATTACTTGTAAGTATGCTAACAATGATACTAAATGGACTATAGCAATAACTGGCGGACAAGATATTGTTTTAGAAAAAGACCCTACAGATCAAATTACTACAAACGCAAGTGATACTTCAGTATCTGGTGTAGCAATCGCTTATAGGAACTAACAAAATGAAACTCATCACAGAAGTAACAGAACAAGTCAAGTACATCACAGAAGAAGGTTCCGAAGGCGGCAAGAGCCTCTATATCGTGGGTCCTTTTCTTCAGGGTAATGTGACTAATCGTAATAAGAGATATTACGACACAAGCATATTAGAAAAAGAAGTCAACAGATACGTCAAAGAAAACGTTGACAAAGGCAGAGCATACGGCGAATTGGGTCATCCATCAGGTCCTTCTATAAATCTAGAAAGAGTCTGCATGATGATCAAATCTCTCCATAGAGAAGGTGATAGTTTTATCGGAAAAGCAAAGATCACTGATACTCCATACGGAAATATCGTCCGGAGCTTGATCGCCGAAGGTGCAATATTGGGTGTATCTTCTAGAGGTATGGGTTCATTAGTAGAAAAAAGCGGTGTCAATCATGTACAGGATGATTTTTATCTCGCTACAGCAGCAGATGTCGTAGCAGATCCATCAGCGCCGGACGCATTTGTCAACGGTGTGATGGAAGGTGTGGAATGGGTATGGAATAACGGCGTTCTCAAAGCGAAAGAATTAGAGAGCGCTAAGAAACATATCGATGAGGCTGCTCGTAAAGTTTCTAAGAAAGAACTTGAAGAAGCAAAGATTAGAGTATTCAACCATTTTCTTTCAAATATATAATTTTATAAATATTTAAAATAAATCAAGGAGTATCATAATGTCTGAACACGATTTAAACCAAAACGAAGAAGCTGATGCAGCATCAAATATGGCTACCATCGCTTCAAAGCCAACCGGAATTTCACGTTCCGACTTGATCGCAAAGATGGTCGCTTATGCATCATCTTTAGACAAGGAAACACTAGCACAAGCAGCAGAGACTATCGGAATGTCACCAGATGACATCTACAATAATAATGCACACCTTGCTACTGGCGATAATTCTGCAAAGAATAAATCTTCTATCAATTCTTCTAATGCTGCGGCGGCTATGCCAATGACTTCAGTAAAAGAAGACCTTGCATTGATTTTTGGAGACTCAACTGATCTTTCAGAAGACTTTAAACTCAAGATTAATACGCTCTTCGAAGCAGCAGTTTCAACAAGAGTTTCTATCGAAACAACAAAGCTAGAAGAATCTTTTGAAGAAGCCGCTTCAGAACTTCAGACCCAATTCGAAACAGATCTAGAAGAATCCGTAGAAAAGATTCAAAGTGAAATGTTAGAAAACGTAGATAATTATATTAACTACGCAGTAGCAGAATGGATCTCAGAAAATAAGCTCGCAATTGAGTCTGGCATCAGAACAGAAATTGCTGAATCTTTCATGCTAAACCTTAAAAATGTTTTTGAAGAACATTATATCGATATTCCAGAAGACAAAGTAGACGTTGTAGAATCAATGGCAGCTGAACTCGAAGAGATGAAGTCACGCCTCAATGAGACTACAGAGAGAAATATTGAGCTTTCCAAGGTTGTAAACCAGAAGGAAGTCGAAGATATCACTACTACTTTTGCTGAAGGAATGACTGACACTCAGAAAGANAAGTTCGTCAAGTTGACCGAATCTATCAACTATTCTGATTCAGCTGAATTTCGTAAGAAAGTTTTAATCATCAAAGAAACATACTTCCCTACAAAGAGCGAAGTAAAGGTTACTGAGGATCAACTTCTTAGCGAGAGCGTAGAAGAACCTGAAAAGGCTCCTTACGTTGACCCATCGATGAATAACTATGTTGCTTCAATTTCTAGAACTCTTAAAAAGTAATCTATTATAAATAAAATTACATAAACTCTAAAAGGAGATACAAATGATCGGTTTTAATGAAGAATTAATCTCAAAGTGGAAGCCAGTTCTTGAGCATGGTGATCTTCCAAGAATCACTGATGCACATCGTCGTAATGTGACTGCTACTCTACTTGAGAACACAGAAAAGGCAATCAGAGAAGCTGGCGGCGGTTTTGGCCAACAATCACTTCTCGAAGTTGCAACCAACTCAGTTGGCGCATCAGGTTACACTGGGAATGGCGGATCAGGCGTTGCTGGTTATGATCCAATCCTAATCTCACTCATTCGCCGTGCAATGCCTAATCTTGTTGCTTATGATGTCTGCGGCGTTCAGCCAATGACTGGTCCAACAGGACTAATCTTTGCAATGAGAGCTAACTACGCTAACTCATCTGCTAAAGGCACTGAAGCATTCTACGACGAAGCAAATACAATGAAGTCCACTGATCAGTTCGCTGGTGTTGGTGTAGCTACAATCGGCGGCAATAACGTTGGTACAACTCCAGCTCCTACTGCTGCTGCTTACAACTTCAAGGGCGGTATGGGAACTGACGTTTCTGAAGCACTTGGTGTTTCAGCTGAGTCCTTCCCAGAAATGGCCTTCTCAATCGATAAGGTTACTGTTTCTGCTAAGTCTCGTGCGCTAAAGGCAGAATACACGATGGAACTTGCTCAGGATCTTAAGGCTGTTCACGGTCTAGATGCTGAAACAGAACTTGCTAACATCCTACAGACTGAAATCCTTGCAGAAATCAATCGTGAAGTTGTTCGTACAATTAACCTTTCAGCCGTTGCTGGTGCTGCTGCTGGTGCGACGACTACTGCCGGTACTTTCGACCTTGACACTGACTCAAACGGTCGTTGGTCAGTTGAAAAGTTCAAGGGTCTTATGTTCCACCTTGAAAGAGAAGCTAACCAAGTTGCTAAGGACACTCGTCGTGGTAAGGCAAATATCGTAATCTGTTCTTCAGACGTTGCATCTGCTCTTCAGATGGCTGGCGTACTTGATTACACACCTGCTCTTAACTCAAACAACATGCAAGTTGATGATACTGGCAATACATTCGCCGGTGTCCTAAACGGCCGCTTCCGTGTATACATCGATCCATATACCACAGGCAACTATATGACTGTTGGTTATAAGGGTGCTAACGCATTCGACGCTGGTATCTTCTACTGCCCATACGTTCCTCTACAGATGGTTCGTGCGGTTGGCCAAGATACATTCCAGCCAAAGATTGGATTCAAGACACGTTACGGAATGGTCGCAAACCCATTCGCTCGTAGCGTTCAAGGAACTCCAAACGTTTCTGACGGTACAATTACTGTTGGTACAAACGCTTACTATCGTAGAGTTCTTATCACAAACATCATGTAATAAGAAGCAAGGTCAACTTGTTCATACTAAAAAAGGGGGCCGAAGCCCCCTTTTCTTTTATCCATTTCCCTTACTGGAGTATTCATGTACTCGCTTAGGTGATTTGATCATCTGCTTGATCTCTTCCATGTGCTTTAATTGAATATAATGAAGGAAGACATACATCTTATCTGATGTGCTCCAATCCTTTGTATTCTCAATAAAATGATCTGGAACTAATTGTTTAAGATTTTCTACATATTCTTCTGTTGTCATTTTGTATCCTTGTAAAGCCATTGATAAAAACGATCAGCAAGGGCCATCACGTCACTGCTTTGAATAACGTCACCTGTCATGCTACTATTTTTATCGCTAATGAGATCATTAACATGCTTGGACCATTCAATTGACTTGTCCAGAGCCCATTGCTTATTCCAAAGGCGTTCTTCACGTTCCTTACGAGCAGTTTCCATATCATTTTCCGTCATTGTGTCACTACCTTCTTCCATTGTTTATCTTTTGGCCTAATCCAAAGTTCACCGTCCTCACCTACCGCCATCGATACCTGCTTATTGGGGTCACTGCTGCCTGTAAAAATTGAAATAGGGCTGTTTTCGTAATAAGGGCCGTTGATCTTCTCGCTCTTCTTAGTAGTACCCATGAGAGTCAGGCTTATTACATGATCTGGTGGTGCCTGAGAAGCAGCTGCTGTTCTCACACCCTCAGTAATTAGAGCTGCTGGTGCAAGAGGTAGAAATGCAAAAAATTTACGTCTGTTCATTTGTGTATCCTTTTTTAAGGCCAGTAATGTTTGCCTAATATAACGATGTTATAACGATAACCTTTATTTGCCTCAATGTACTTTTTATTTCCGAACTTGCTTATACGAAGAACTTTTGTAATTCTAAAACACCAACCTTTCGGATCAACATTATATAATCTCCAATAATAAAAAGGACCAATATATGTCATTCTATAATGATTTTTTAAGCAATTAACAGCCCACCAGATCCGCAATTTTAGGCATGTGGTTAGAAACAAGATCAGCAAATTTAGGTATAGGCGAGAGAAATATTTCATTCATAATACTCAAAGTCATGATGTTCACACCAAGGAGTATGAACATGCTCAGTTGATAATGTAAATGCCAATGCAACGATCAGCATTAACGGCGAAAGAAAAACTCCTAATAATCTCATGCTCATAGCTTTACGATCTCCAATCTATCTTTGTTAACTTTCATATTAACGAACCTATCTGTCTCGTACATACCCGATCTCAGGTAATCACGGCCGCCATCGATAAACACTGTCTTATCAGGGCTTACCCGATAGTCATGGCGATATCGAGAATAAATCACATCACCATTGAATGCTTTGACACCCACGATATGACCTTCTGTAGCAGAGATGCCATCAGCAATCATAGGATGTCCATGCAACATAAACATAGCAAAGTAGTTGGAGCCTTCGGGATGAGCTTTGTCCGTATAAAAGATAGCAGCAGGGAAGTTTAACCACTTGCCATCCTTGTCCTTCAGGCAAGATTCAAACACATATCTACCAGCATACTTCTCTTCGATATCTCTGATCTGCTCTTGCGTCAGAAAAGTGCATTCATTCAATATGTTCATCGATATTTCCTCTTAAATACTTTAGCGTATACTCTCTCTAGACCTACTTTATCTGGATGCTTATGGATCCATTGACCTGTATAAGGACTGAAATGCTCCCTGAAGAAATCATCCATCATCTCATTGCCCGTGACTACCTGAACATTGATCTTGTCAGCGAGAGCGTCAAACTCTGCATCTGACATGACAGGATCATCATGCATCTCATAAGCATATGCTGCTACAGACAANCTGATCCTGTTACGCCTTTCGACGTCCGAATCTATGCCATTAAAGAATGCTTCTATGCTCATGCCGCTTCTGCCATCGCTATGTGTTTGCATGTCTTACGAAATCCGAATCCTGTACAGTTACACGTCTTATTGTTTGTTCCAATAATAACAGTATATGACGTTCCTTTGCCATTGTCAACCATAATGATTTTTTCTTTTGGCGTCGGTTTTGTGTTGACAACCTCACCATTCATCTCTATAATCATATCTGTAGATATTATACGAAACTTCATCTTATCATCAGTCGTAAGGCATACCGCGTCATAGCTCACCCACTTAGGTGTAGGTACTACTTCACCTTCATACGTATGAAACATAGGTTGATTAGCATAACGAGTGTCATGCAGAGAATTCTTGACTTTGACTTTCATCTGATCACACACCTAAACGAGCGTTCAATATGTCATTGATCTTGTTGTAGATCAATTGTTTGATCCATTGTGGAGCAGGATCTTTGTCCATGCGATCCATCAGATCTAACAACTGTAGATCGCTTAATTTATCGAGACGGGCGAGTTCTTTTTCCATTAGTAGCAAAATCCTTGGACGATATCTTTATCTTCTTCTTCGATGGTATCTGTGATCATGCTTGAGATCAGAGACAATTCTTCAATTTCATCTTTTTCCAGATATATGTTATTTGGAAGTTGATCAATNACTTTTTGAATCAAAACGAGTTGTTCTTCCGAGATGATGATTGTATAAGTTTGCATTTTGCTCTCCGTTGTTTGTATTATCAATATACGCTATTCTCGATAGAATGTCAACTGTTATTTTGATAAAATTTAATTATTATTTTATGATAAAAGCGGTTGACATTTTCTCTTATATATGCGATTATGAATAATAGGAAATGAGGAGAGCTACATGAAATTCAATCTTACATCAGAAAAGATATCGTCAATCGCTTCTATGCCTTTCGCAGAAGCGATGAAGTATTCTTTAGATATCATCAATTCAGCCCATAAGAGCTCGATTGATCCGACTGATGCGATGAAGATTGTCCGTCTGCGTTATAACATAGCGACCAAGAAGAACTCAGTTCAGCTGATGAAATTGTTCTACGATATAATCCTTGCTGGCGAAGGCCTCGGCGTCAAGAATTCTAAGTGGAAAAAGCAGTACGGGGGAAAATTCTGACATGTCAATTCAACAAATCCAAGATTTTCATGTGAAACTAGAGATAGGTGAGAAGGGTGAATGTTTCATCCTAGGTTATCTATATTCTAAGAGCCTCACCGATAAGATATACAGGGTAGCGCAGTACAGTGCTAAGTTCAAGCAGAGATTTCCTGAGACCTTCAAGAGCCAAAGGAACAGCCCTTATCGCTGGAATAACCGAGAGCTCCCTGACTTCTATGTCATATCAGCTGATGGTAAGAACAAGTTCATCGAAGGCAAATGTAAGCAAGGGTTCAAGGGAGATGTCTGCTTGAGCACTAAGCATGTGAAAGGATATCTCGATCTGCATGAGACTACGGGGATAGACATAGAGCTATTCATGATCTTGAAGAATGATCGGAAGATGTATCGGATGACTGTCGATAACTTCATCAACCACGGGAAAGAGAACTATAACAGCAAGAATCCCAAAGATCCTTACTATTCTTGGAAAACAGAGAAGCTAGAAGTGATCATGGAAAATCTGCCGATTGAGATATTTGAAACTTCTTACAGATAATTCAATTATTTTAATAAAAGCGGTTGACATTTTCTTGCGTATATGCGATTATGAATAATAGGAAATGAGGAGAAGTGATTATGAACGTGAATGAAGCAATGTCGTTGTCCGTCCAGCTCGAGACCCTCGCTGATATGGCGAAACTTTTCAATTCATCCCGGGATCAGCTCTGTGAGTCGATCCTCATGGTTTCTAAGAACCTTAAGGATATGGCAGATCAGATGGATCTCGAGATGTCAGCGTACGCTGATGAGAAATATCAGGATTCAATCGTAGCACAGGGAGTACGTTGATATGATCTGGGTAGCATATAACCACAATGGTGTTGAGATCTGTCGCAATGCTGATATCGGGAACTTGATGGAAGAGGTCATGTTCTACGAAGAAGTCACCGGCAATCGTTGTTCAGTTAAAAAGATTGAGGGCTAATAGTCATGGGACCTAATATCACGCTCACAGCATTTGAAGGTTTGGTCATGTTTGGACCTTTTATTGGAATGACAATCCTGATGGCAATCGGATTTGCTTTTTTTGGTAAGGAAGAAAATTGAAAACACTTTTTCAGCTTAGTTTCAACAATTACATGTTGTTTAATCTAGTAGGCAAGCGTTTGATATGGGAACGTGGATGGGCGACTGTCGAATATGATGAGAGATGGGCTGATAATATTGGGATTGCCGGTATGTCAGTTCGAAGTCTCTTAGAAGAATTTGATGAAGTTTATCTAGTGACGGAGATATGAGATGTTAATGACGTTCGTAGTCATCAGCGTATTGATTGCTGCTGTAGCATTCTGGATAATGATGGGCAACCTCATTGAGCTCGTAATACAAGATGAGAAACTAAAAGCAGAAAACAATAAACAAGATAAACACAATTCTTCTGTTGCTAAGCTAGCAAAAGAGCAAGAAACACTATTAGAAGAGCATAAAATTAAACAAGCAGCCAAATCTGCTAAATCACACAAAATGGTAAACTGAGAGGAAAATAACATGAAGGAATCTTTTAAAATGGCCAACGTCGCTGGAATAGTTGTATTGTCTATCATCATATTTGCGCTAGCCCCGTTCGCTGTAATCTGGGCACTGAATACGGTGTTCCCTGTCCTGGCTATTCCCATGGACTTTAATACATGGTTAGCAACAATACTTTTGTGTTTATTGATTTCTGGTAATAGAGGAGTTTCTAACAAAAACTAACCTTTGCTATAAATTTTAAATGAGACATAAATACTCTTGTACCATGTGCAGGAGTATTTTATGCCTATACTAACCAATCAACCTGATAATATAAATTTTCTTTCGCCGTTAGCATTCAAGTTCACGTTGGCAAGGGCTCCGACACTGAATTTCTTTGCTACAGCAGTCAACCTACCTTCTGTAGAATTAGGATTTACAGAAATACCCACGCCATTCAAAATGCTTCCATTTGCGGGTGATAAGTTGATATACGGCGACTTCCAGATGACGTTCAAGGTAGATGAAGATTTTTCTAATTACTTTGAAGTGTATAATTGGTTGAAAGCGCTAGGACATCCTGAATCTTTCTATGATTATAGTCAACTGAGAGGTGCTAAGTCGGGCAATAAAGAGACAGTCCTTTCAGATGCCACGCTGATGATATTCAATAGCTCTTACATGCCTAATGTAGAGATAGAATTTCAGGATATGTTCCCTACATCTCTCGGTGATATAAACTTCAATACGACTGACACAGATGTCAACTATGTGACCAACACTGTCACATTCAAATACAAGATATTCAAGATAACAAAACTCTAAAGGATTATTATGACGCTTGATGATGTTCTGAATATGTGGGCTATAGATTGTGAGATGGATAGGACGGAATTGGGTGAGGAGAGCCTGAAGTTACCTAAACTGCACAGCAAGTATCTAAGACATTTTTCTGAAGAGAGATTGATCCTTCGTAAGATGGAAGAGGATCGCAAAGAACTCTCGAAGTTGAAGCATGACTATTATCGTGGGATACTGCCAGAAGAAGACCTGAAAGAACAAGGATGGGATCCTTTCCGCCTATCTATCTTGAAATCAGATGTACATATGTACCTAGATTCTGACAAAGATATGATCAGGACTAATCTCAAGATGTCCGTACAGCAAGAGAAAGTCGATGCGTTAGAGTCGATTATACGTGCCATAAATAATAGAGGTTATCTCATTAAAGCAGCGATAGATTATGAAAAATTCAAGGTGGGTGGGTAATAGATAAGCTGCATATCGTAAAAGTTAACGAAGTATTCATCAGGGTAAACTGTGAACCTTCGATAGCACAAGAGCTCTCAGATCATCTAACATTTACAGTACCCGGCGCAAGTTTCATGCCCGCTGTACGTAATAAGTATTGGGATGGTAAGATCCGTCTCTATAATACCATGACCGGATTGACATATGCCGGCCTCGTTCAGAACATATCTAAGTTTGCCAAGTCTCGTAACTATGAAGTAGAAGTAGATCCCGATCTCATACACACATATCAGATCACAGATGATCTCGTCAACAGCTTCTTAGAATACTGCAAATTAAAGATAACTCCTAGAGACTATCAGATAGAAGCATTCCGTCATGCTGTCAGCAAGAATAGGGCTGTATTCTTATCTCCCACAGCATCAGGTAAATCGTTGATCATCTATCTCATAACGAGATATTATAATGAAAAGACCTTGATCGTAGTGCCGACAACATCTCTCGTCAGTCAGTTAGCAACAGATTTCGCTGAATATGGATTCGACAGCGGTAGCAAAGTGCATAGCATCTATGCAGGTCAAGATAAACAGACAGACAAACCTATAACGATATCGACTTGGCAATCTATCTTTAAGATGCACAGAACATGGTTTGATCAGTTTAAGCTCGTGATAGGTGACGAAGCACATCAGTTCAAAGCGAAGTCATTGACTAGCATCATGGAGAAGCTCTATGAATGTCCGTATCGCTTCGGGTTCACAGGTACGCTAGATGGTTCGCTGACTAATGAGACGACATTAGAAGGATTGTTCGGTCCTGTCGAGAAAGTCACTACGACAAGCAAGCTGATGGAGCAAGGACATGTCGCAGAATTGAAGATCAAAAATCTCATACTGCAATATAAACCTGAGATACGGAAGCAATGTAAAGATTATGACTATCAGACAGAGATCGATTTTCTCGTCAGATATGAGCCGCGTAACAGGTTCATAACCAATCTCGCCTCGTCTCTCAAAGGAAATTCATTAGTATTGTATCAATTTGTTGACAAGCACGGCAAAGTGTTGTACGATATGATATCAAAGAAGAACACAGATCGCAAGATATTTTATATTCATGGTGGTGTAGATGCAGAAGATAGAGAAGAAGTCAGAGCTATCGTTGAGAAAGAAAATGATGCTATCATTGTGGCAAGTTATGGAACATTTTCAACAGGTATCAATATACGCAATCTACATAATGTTGTCTTTGCTTCTCCTACTAAGTCACGTATAAGAACATTACAATCTATAGGTAGGGGATTGAGGACGACCGAAGGTAAGAATAACGTCACGATCTATGATATCGCAGATGATCTGAAATATAAGACGCATACTAATTTCACTCTACAGCATCTGGTAGAAAGATTAGAAATATATAATAGTGAGAATTTTAATTACAAAATTTACAACATGGAAATTTAAAAATGGCTAAGAAACCTAGCGTTCATTATGTAGACAATAAGAAGTTTTTTACAGTCATTTTACAGTATAAGAATGACGTTGATGCTGCTAAGGCAGCAGATAAACCTAAACCGAGGATCCCACCTTACATCGGTGAATGTCTGTATAAGATCGCTAATCACCTCTCATACAAACCTAACTTCGTGAACTATACGTTTCGGGAAGACATGGTCGCTGATGGGTTAGAGAACTGCATCACATATATCAATAATTTTAATCCTGAGAAGTCGAATAATCCATTTGCATATTTCACTCAGATCATATATTATGCTTTCTTGAGACGCATCGAACATGAGAAGAAACATCTGTATATCAAGCAAAAGACGCTAGAGAATTTCTATTTCGAAGGAATGCTAGCAGAACAAGCAGCAGGTGAAGAGACACGATCTGTCAATGTCGATCTTAATAATGAATACATGAATAACCTCGTCTCTACTTATGACAAGAAGCAAGAAGAGAAGAAACTAAAATCTAAGATCAAAAAAGAAACAGGATTGGAGAAGTTCATCGATGAACCAGAATAATATGCACATGGTTCCGCAAGTCATCATCGACTGTGCCGAGAACATATTTAAAGCACCTAATAATAATATTAAAAATACGTATGTATCACGCATGGAAGTCATCAGAGATTATTGCGATAATATATTGAAGCGAGCAGCGCAACCAGATCAACCGCGGGACGTGCTCAGAAAATTTAAAGCGCAACTGAATTATTCTCGAATTGATAGAAACAAAGTATGAAAATAGCATTAATCACAGATACTCATTGGGGGATCAGAAACGATTCCTCGATCATGAATAATCATATGAAGAGGTTTTTAGATGAAGTCTTTTGGCCCATCCTTGATAGAGAAGGTATTGATACTGTTATTCATCTTGGGGATCTCGTTGATCGTCGCAAGTATATTAACTATCTGACCGCTAAGCGCCTAAGAGATGATTTCTTAGATCCTATGATGACAAAGGGTCTTGATCTGCATATCATCGCTGGCAATCATGATACTTTCTATAAGAATACTAATGATGTGAACGCGCTAGATGAATTGCTCAGTTATAAGTATCATAATATACAGATATACATACAGCCGAAAGAAATCAATATAGGCGGCATCGGCATGTTGCTCTTGCCATGGATCTGTGATGAGAATAGAGATGCTACATTCGAAGCGATCAGGAATTCAAAATCATCTGTTGTGATGGGACATCTGGAATTAAACGGGTTTGAGATGTACAGGGGGCATGTTAGCGACCATGGCGATGATCCTAAGGTCTTCGATAAATTTGACATTGTTTGTAGCGGCCACTATCATACTCGTTCCAATAACAGTAATATTCATTACCTTGGCACTGCTGTCCAGTATACTTGGTCTGATTATAATGATATCAAAGGGTTTCATATATTTGATACAGAAACCCGTGAACTGATGTTCATTGAGAATCCTAATAATATCTTTCATAAGATCTTCTATGATGATATGAACAAGACGATGGACGAAGTCATTGCTTTCGATCCTTCTGTTTATAAAGATTGCTATGTGAAGGTCGTAGTAAAGAATAAGACCAATCCTTACTGGTTTGACCTCGTAGTCGATAAATTAGAAAAATGCGGTGCTGCTGACATCCAAGTAGTAGAAGATAACTTCAATCTTGATCTCGAGACAGACTCTGATATCGTCAATGAAGCAGAAGATACGATGAGCATCATCCGTAAGTATATCGAGGGGATGAACATCAAGACAGATAATAAGAGAGTCGAGACAATCATCCAAAATTTATATACCGAAGCGCATAATATCACTTGAAAATAATCCATATTAATCGTAATATAATACAGCAGAATGCTAAGCATAGCAATAGCGAACCTGTCGTCCGTGTAGAAGAAAACGGCAAGGTTCAATATTGTATGGAAGTTGATATTAAAGGACCATCTCGTATGGTATATCGTCCAGATAAGCCACGTCCTTGTGGTGCAAAGCTCTGGATAGAGACAGATTCTGAAGTTGAAATGATAGGTGTAAGAGTTTGATTATTGGATGGATAAACGTAATTAATATGTACAAAACTAGACGCAAAGGTAATATGAGGGCTTTTGTTTATGTAGATTTTAAATCTTTTAAACAAGGGTATACTTTATTTGTTCCTCTTATGACTGCTGAGCAGCGTGATGCAAAAAAATTCTTTATGTTCCCGAGTGATTACAGATGATTTATTTTAAGACAATACGATACAAGAACTTCCTTTCTACTGGTAATAGTTTTACAGAGATAGAATTAAATAAGAATAATACTACTCTAATTGTTGGTGAGAATGGCGCAGGCAAGAGCACAATCTTGGATGCGCTTTCGTTTGCGATGTACAATAAACCATTCCGAAAAGTCAATAAGCCTCAACTATTGAATTCTATCAATAAGAAAGATCTCATTGTCGAGTTAGAGTTTGATATCGGATCATCAAAATATAAGATCATCCGCGGATTGAAACCTAACATCTTTGAGATGTATAGCAATGGGAAGTTGCTTAGCCAAGATGCGGCATCTAGAGATTATCAAGATGTTTTAGAAAAACAGATCTTGAAATTAAATCATAAGAGC